TGTAGACCAGATTGGAGGGATACTGTATGCCATTGAAAATCAACTGTGATTGGTGTGGGAAAACAATCAAAAGAAAGCCTTCAACTGTAAAAGAGCACAACTATTGTTCAAGAATATGCTTAGGAAAAGCAAATGCAGAACGATTCAGATTAAAAAGGTTAAAAATTTGTGATTATTGTGGTAGTGAATTTGAATACCTGGGGCATCACAAGAAACGAAATACCCACTTCTTCTGTTCAACAGGATGTGCCAACAAATATAAAACAAAACGCATGACGGTAAGGTGTGACTGGTGTGATAAAAAATTTGAGAAAAAACGATCTGATGTTAATCGATCAAACCGTAATTTTTGCAGACCAGAATGTGGACAAAACTTTAAGCGATGGACAGGAGTTTGTGGCTATAGTCCACTTGTTGAAGGTGTTCCTATTCATAGAAGAATTATGGAAGAGACTTTAGGGCGAGTATTAACTATGGATGAAGAAGTTCATCATATTGATTTTAATCATCATAATAATCGCATTGAAAATTTGGTAGTTCTCAGCAAATCAGAGCATTCAAAAATTCATGCGGCAAAAAAGGAGCGTGACAACTATGGAAAGTTTATTAAATCGAAGTAAGTTACATCATTATCAAACATACTGTATTGATTTTATCAAAAATAAACCAGTATCAGCCGTTTTTTTAGATTGCGGTTTAGGAAAAACAATTATTTCTCTTACAGCGATATATGATCTTGCTCTTGATAAGTTTGAAGTTGGAAGAATACTTGTTGTTGCTCCTTTAAGAGTAACTATGGTTTGGCCTTCTGAAATTAAAAAGTGGGAGCATTTGAAAGGTCTATCCTATTCTGTAGCCGTTGGAACAGAAAAAGAAAGAATCGATGCCCTTATGACAAGATCAACAATGTATATCATCAATCGTGAAAATGTGGATTGGCTTGTTAACAAGAGTGGCATTCCCTTTGATTTCGATATGGTGGTCATTGATGAGTTGTCATCCTTTAAATCCTATGGTGCTAAAAGGTTTAAAAGTCTACTAAAAGTAAGGCCATCTGTTAATAGAATTGTAGGTCTTACAGGAACTCCATCGAGTAATGGCTTAATGGACTTATGGGCAGAGTTTCGCATTCTAGACTTAGGTCAAAGACTTGGCAGATATATCACTCACTACCGCAATACTTACTTCACTCCGGATAAACGTAATGCACAGGTTATATTTTCATATAAACCACTGCCTGGTGCTGAGGACAAAATTTATAAGCAGATATCTGATATTACGATTTCCATGAAATCCATAGACTATCTTAAAATGCCTGAATGCATCGTAAATGAAGTGTCTGTTTCTCTGAATGAAAAAGAATGGAACATATACTCTAAATTTAAAGATGATATGGTCACGAAATTAGGTGATGAGGAGATTGATGCAGTCAATGCCGCAGTGCTTTCAGGAAAACTTCTACAGATGGCGAACGGTGCTGTCTATGATAGTGAAAACAAGACACATATCATCCATGACAAAAAACTTGATACACTGGAAGATTTAATAGAAGGTGCAAATGGTAAACCTGTCCTTGTTGCATATTGGTTTAAACATGACTTAGAGAGAATTAAGAATAGATTTTCGGTGAGGCAAATAAAAGCATCGAAGGATATTGAAGATTGGAATGATGGCAATATCCCTATCGCTGTGATCCATCCAGCAAGTGCAGGACATGGTCTTAATCTTCAAAGTGGTGGTTCAACACTTATTTGGTTTGGACTCACCTGGTCATTGGAGTTATATCAGCAAACCAATGCCAGACTTTATAGGCAAGGTCAAAACGAGACGGTTATTATCCATCACATACTTACCAAAGGTACTATTGATGAAGATGTAATGACTGCTCTTACAAGAAAAGAAGAAACACAAGCCTCTCTTATTGATGCTGTAAAGGCAAAGTTGGAGGTGATGCGATGACCACACCTTATGAAAACTTATCCAATGCCATCATTTTAATGGCAGTTAAAGATTATAGGTCTGCATTAAAGAAACTTAAAAATCGTCCAAACTATGAGCCGGCTAAAATTATGAAAAACGAGGTGGAGAGGTTCTTCCGCTCTGATTGGTATAGAGAACTTACCTCTGTTGATGGGAACATCCTAATCAAAAAATTAAAATCGGAGGTAAGAGAGATATGAAAGTAAAGGAATATTTACACCAAGCTTACAGGCTTGATAAAAGAATACAATCAGACATCGAAGAAATGGAATGCCTTAGAGAAATGGCAACAAGTGTATCATCACCAAGTTGGGATGAAAAAGTTCAAACCTCACAAAATGCCGATGCCAAGTTTGTAAGGTGTTTGGAGCGGATTATGGATTTGGAAAGAAAAATAAACACAGAAGTAGATAATCTTGTAGCACTCAAGGAGCAGATAAGGCGTGTTATAAACGAGGTTGCAGACACTGATGAGCGCATGGTATTACGGTATCGGTATGTTCATAACCTAACCTGGGAGCAAATTGGCGATGAACTTAATGCAGATAGAACAACAGTCTACAGATGGCATAATGCAGCTCTTAACCATGTAACTCTTCCTAAAGATCCTATTAAAATATAGCTTGCACAACTTGCAACACTTTGCAACAAGATACCACTATTGCATTTGTGTTAGTATATAATCAGCAAAATAGAATATTTACCAAGCCTTGTGGGAATTCCTCGCAGGGCTTTTTCTATGCCCGGAAAGCGAGGTGAAATGATGCCCAAAAGACCAAAGCGACCGTGCAGTACCCCAGGTTGTCCTAACCTAACCGATGGAAGGTACTGTGAGGAACATAGAGTAGTAGAGCGCAGGCGCTACGATAAATTTGAACGTTCACCGGATGTCAATAAAAAGTACGGTAGAGCCTGGAAGAGAATCCGTGACAGCTATGCTAGGGAGCATCCTTTGTGTGAGAGGTGCGAGAAAAACGGACGGCTTACCCCTGCTGAAGAAGTACATCACATCCTCCCCATTTCTTTAGGTGGTACACATGACAAAAGTAATTTGATGTCTTTATGTAAGTCCTGCCACAACAAGATACATTTAGAAATTGGTGATAGACAGATTCGTAAGTGAGCCAGGGGCGGTTCAAATCTCTACACCTTTTATAGCGGACAACGGCCTGGGGTCTTGCGTGTAAAAATCAGAAATCAAAGGGGGTATTAAAGACTTTTAGAAAAGTGAGGTGGAAAAATGGCAAAGGACGGTACAGCAAGAGGTGGCCAGCGTGTTGGCGCAGGAAGAAAATCAAAAGCTCTAACAGATAAAATTGCTGATGGCAGATTAAACGGGGCTCAAGTACTGCCGGAGCCAGCAGAAATGGAAGGCACGGATGTTCCTCCAGTAAAAGATTATCTAAAGGCGGCTCAGAAAAACGGTAAAGACCTCTGTGCAGAAGATATTTATATAGAAACCTATAAATGGTTAAAGGATCGTAGCTGCGAAATGTTAGTAAACAACCAGCTGATCGAGCAATATGCCATGAGCGTTTCTCGTTGGATTCAGTGCGAGGAGTGTATTTCAGAATATGGATTTCTTGCAAAGCATCCTACTACATCAGCAGCCATAGCATCACCGTATGTTGCTATGAGCCGTGAATACATGAAACAAGTAAATCAGTGTTGGTATCAGATTTACCAGATTGTAAAAGAAAACTGCTCTGTAGAGTTTGGTGGCAGAAGTCCACAAGATGATTTAATGGAGCGGTTATTATCTGCTAGGAAAGGAAAATGATAATGAAAAAATATAGAACTTGTGAAAGTGTATGTAAAGGGCATCCCGATAAATTGTGTGACCTAATCTCTGACAGCATCTTAGATGCGTGTTTGAGAAAAGATAAATCCTCTCGTGTGGCCTGCGAGGTGATGGCAACCAAAGGACGTATCATTGTTGCCGGTGAGATTACCTGTTCAAAGAAAATTGATATCAAACGAGTAGTTCGTAATGTACTGGCTGACGTAGGCTACAATCCAAGAAAATTTCTCGTGTTTGTCCATGTTCATCAGCAAAGCAAAGATATCGCAGGTGGTGTTGATAGAGCCTTGGAATCCCGTGAAGGCGATACTTCCTGGTATTCCATGCTAGGTGCAGGAGATCAAGGCACAGTTTATGGCTATGCCACCAATGAAACAAGTGAGAAGTTGCCGTTGCCCCTTGTTCTATCTCATGCTATCTGTGAAAAGCTGGATAAAGTTATGAAGAGTGGTGTTATTAAAAACATCGGTCCAGATGGTAAGGCACAAGTTACAGTAGAGTATAAAGATGATAAGCCAAAGCGGATCAAGACCATTGTTGTTTCCGTTCAGCACGGTGCTGATAAAGACTTAAATGATTTAAGGAATGAAATCATCTCTCAGGTGCTTTGGCCTGTCTTTGAAAAATATCCATTTGATGATGAAACGGAGATACTCATTAATCCAAGCGGGCGCTTTGTGGAGGGTGGACCTGCCGCTGATACAGGATTAACCGGAAGAAAAATAATGGTGGACACATACGGTGGCATTGCATCTCACGGGGGCGGTGCATTTTCCGGTAAAGACCCGACAAAAGTGGATCGCAGTGGTGCTTATATGGCAAGAGCCATCGCAAAGAACATTATTTGGTGTGGGTATGCAGAACGATGCCAGGTTGCCATTTCTTATGCAATTGGAAAAGCAGATCCAGTTGCTGTGGAAATTGATACATTTGGAACAGGAAAGGTTGCTGAAAGTATCCTTTGTAGTGCGGTTCAAGAAGTATTTAATCTTAGACCTGCGGCAATTATCGAAAAGTTAAGGTTGACTGATGTCATTTATGCGGATACTGCTACCTACGGTCATTTCAGATATGGATTGCATTCTTGGGAGTTTTTAGATTGCTATAAAGAACTAAGGGAGGCGGTAAAAAGGTATGTTGATTGAAAAAAAGAATACAAAAGATCTGCTTCCTGCTAAATACAATCCTCGTAAAGATTTAAAGCCAGGTGATGCAGAGTATGAAAAGCTGAAACGCTCGATTGAGCAGTTTGGATATGTGGAGCCGGTTATCTGGAATAAGGTGACCGGCAATGTTGTAGGTGGCCATCAAAGACTTAAGGTACTCATTGATATGGGTATATCAGAAGTTGAATGCGTCATCATTGAGATGGATGAGGAAAAGGAAAAAGCCCTCAATATTGCTCTAAATAAAATTAGCGGTGATTGGGATAAGGATAAGCTTGCCCTTCTGATTTCTGATTTACAAGGTGCAGATTTTGATGTTTCGCTTACTGGATTTGATCCTAAAGAACTGGATGACTTATTTAAAGATACCATCAAAGATGGAATTCACGATGATGACTTTGATGTGGATGAAGAATTAAAAAAGCCTGCAATCAGCAAGTTTGGTGACGTATGGACATTAGGGAGGCACAGACTGGTATGTGGAGACTCCACAAAAAAAGAAACCTATGATGTGCTGATGAATAAAAACAAGGCGAATTTGTGTGTGACAGACCCTCCCTACAACGTAAATTATGAAGGCTCTGCAGGGAAAATCAAAAATGATCATATGACAAATGATGCCTTTTATCAATTCCTCTTAGATGCCTTTATCAATATTGAAGAAGTATTAGCAGACGATGCCTCCATCTATGTATTTCATGCCGACACCGAAGGGTTTAATTTTAGAAAAGCCTTCTCGGATGCCGGTTTTTATTTATCCGGGTGCTGTATATGGAAAAAGGACTCCCTTGTACTTGGGCGTTCACCATATCAATGGCAACACGAACCAGTGCTTTATGGCTGGAAGAAAAAAGGAAGACATCAATGGTATACGGGAAGAAAAGAAACTACCATATGGGAGTTTGATAAACCAAAGAGAAATGGTGAGCATCCTACGATGAAGCCGATTCCTCTTCTTGCCTATCCTATTTTGAATTCCTCTATGAGTAACACAATTGTACTCGATCCCTTTGGTGGAAGTGGAAGTACATTAATTGCTTGTGAGCAGTCAGAGCGTATTTGCTACACAGTGGAACTGGATGAGAAGTTTTGCGATGTCATTATTAAACGCTACATTGAACAGGTTGGAACTTCCAAAGAAGTCAGTGTTCAAAGGGCTGGACTAAGCTACAACTATGATGAACTCAAGGAAACTAATGAGTAAGCGAATGTTTATATAATTTCCCACCATATAATCGATAAAAAGCTTGATAAATAAGTGTTTTAGAGTGATATATGTACATACCAAAACAAAGGAGGTTTTGTACATGATCATTAATTATAACGTAACTGGGTCAGAGCGAAAGAGGTTAGTGACAGCACTTAGCGACATCACAGGTGTTAAAGCAAAGTACCTTGGAATGCCCAGCATGGCTTACGAGGTGGATGCCTTTATCATCGACAAAAATGGGAGTCTTGAATTTAGTGATAAGGCAGACAGCGAAGAAATCGAAAACGTAGCCCAGTGTTTGGCAAGGGAGGGTTTTATTGCAGAGGAGCAAATTAACGTCACTGAGGGCAAACAAACCGCAGACAGTGAGGCTTTAAGCCTTTATGTATCAATGCCAAGAAGTAGCTTTACAGAAAAGGCACTTGAAAACCTAAAAGCGATTATTGAGGCGAAAGGTGATCTTATTCGTCATGCACTTGAGGCAGAAGACTTACCGATTGAAATTTCTGAAGATGAAGTTT